GCTTCTAATAAAACGTCAGAAGCAGACGAGTTGGAAGATGATTTAGAGGATGAGGTTAAAGAACCTAAAAAAGTGGTTAAGAAAGCCTCTGCTAAAAAAGCTAAAGACCCAGAACTAGACGCTATTGTGGACGATTGGGACGATTAACTTTTTTAACATAACCCCGACTGCGTTAGCTCGTGGTCGGGGGCTTCTCTCAGGTAAGCAGAATGATAACAAAACAATTCTTACAGAGAGCGTTAGGAGACGGTGGCTTTTATTGTATTTTTGCATCGCACGGGGAAAAAGACCAACGGGTGCAGAAGTTCTACAGTTCTACGGACGCTCTACTAGATGCGGCATATGAATTAGATGAAGATGGGTTTGACGTTTACTTTGCGTTAGCTACGTTTGAAGAGAGTAATTCACGCAAAGCAGTTAACGTAAAGCAACTTAGGTCTTTCTTCCTCGATCTTGATTGTGGGCCTAGCAAAGATTATCAAACTCAAAATGACGCTATAATTGCGTTACGAAAATTTTGCAAAGAATTAGACCTACCGAAACCTTTGCTGATTAACTCTGGACGTGGGATCCACGCGTATTGGTTTTTGTCAGAACCTGTTACACTAAAAGAATGGGTACCTGTAGCACTCCACCTCAAGCAGTTATGTGCACAACATAATTTGTTAGCAGAAAGAAGACCCTCCTTTAGCTGTTCATTGTCTTGGTGCCAGCGCTCCAGAACCTATGACTATAGATGTGTTTAAAGAATATATTGATGGAGAATTGATACCAGTTCCTACCAAACATATACCTTCTGGAAGTAATGCTGTAATGGATGCGCTGCTTGGTAACAGGAAAAACATATTTAAAGACATAATACTTAAAACTCAGGCTGGGAATGGGTGTGAGCAGATAAAAAATATACTGGTGAACCAGCAAGAAATATCGGAACCGTTGTGGCGAGCAGGGTTATCCATAGCTAAATTTTGTGATGACGGCGAGAAAGCCGCCCATCTTATATCTAAAAACCACCCAGAGTACGATGCTAAAGATACTCTAAAGAAGATGGATCTTATCAAGGGGCCATATTTATGTGCTACTTTTGATGAATTTAATCCTGACGTGTGCGGGGAATGTCCTAACTGGGGAAAGATAAAATCGCCTGTGAGTTTAGGAAGCAGGGTTCGAGAAGCTACGGAAGAAGATAACATTGTAGAAGCTCCGTCGATTGATCTGCCAAACGCACCAGTAAACACTTATACAATACCTGCGTACCCCGCACCTTATTTTAGGGGCGCTAATGGTGGTGTTTATATACGTATGACAATGCCTGACGGCGAAGTAGGGGAGAAGATAGTATACCACAACGACTTATATGTTGTACGGCGGTTGTGGGACGGTGAAGTTGGTGAAGCTCTAGTAATGAGACTACACTTACCACGGGACGGTGTACGAGAGTTTACTATACCACTTACAGCCGTTAATTCTCGTGAGGAGTTTCGTAAGCAAATGTCAATGTACGGCGTTGCTATAAGCAAGATGGATGAGATTATGCAGTACACAACTACGTGGGTTAACGAGTTACAGGCAAGCAGTGTGGCAGACGAGGCACACAAACAATTTGGTTGGACAGACGACGACTGTGGTTCTTTTGTATTAGGCAACCAAGAAATATTTGCAGACCGTGTAGAGTTTAACCCTCCTTCAACTCAGACCATAGGTATGTTTCCCGCTTTTGAACCCAAAGGTACGATAGAGGGGTGGAAAGAAACTATAAACTTTTATAACCGTGAAAACTTTGAACTACATCAATTCGTAGTGGGGTCATCGTTTGGTTCTGTTCTTATGACTTTATCCCCAATAAATTGCGCGGCTTTGCATATACACAGTAAAGAGTCAGGAGTAGGTAAAACAACCGCGATAGCTGCAGCTGTATCGGTATGGGGTAGGCCAGAAGAACTTATTATACATGAACGAGACACGTTTAACATCAAGATGCACAGGGGGGAAATATACCATAACTTGCCTCTGTATATGGACGAACTAACCAACAGTCGCGCCAGTGAATTGAGTAATTTAGCTTACCAACTAACGGGCGGTAGACAACGGGGACGTATGTCTAGCGGAGGCAACACCGAGAGGTATCGTGGAGATGCGTGGAAATTGTTGTCAGTTACCACAGGAAATACAAGCATAATTGAACGTGTGAGTATGACCAAAGCAATGCCGAAAGCAGAGGCACAGAGGATACTGGAAGTAAAAGTAGACCGTCTATTCAGCGATGCGGAAGATAAAGAAGAGCAAGACGAATTTAGCGCGGCTGTAAGTAATAACTACGGTCACGCAGGGAAGATATACATACAGTATATTATGAACAACTTAGACGGTGTTAAGAAACTCGTAGATGAGATACGTGTTAAAGTGGATACATCAGCGGGGCTTACGTCTGAAAACAGGTTTTGGTCTGCGTTTGTAACAAATACTATGGCTGGTTTGGTATTAGCCAAACGTGCGGGGCTTATAGAATACGATACAGGCAAGGTCTTTAAGTGGGCTATATCCATGCTTAAATCAAATCAGCACTACGTATCGGATATGAGCGCATCAGTAGAAGAAGTTCTTAATGATTATATCCATGAACATTGGAGCAATGTGTTATGGATCAAGAGCACGGACGATTTACGGAAACAGAACCAAAATGGTCTTGATTCTCTTGTAGTGCCAGATGCTGTACCCCGAGGTAAACTTGTTGCTAGGTATGAGACAGATTTGAAGAAAGCCTATCTTATACCGAAACCTCTCAGGGTATGGTGCGGAGAACAACAGATAAATTACTCCGCGTTTCTTCAAGACCTTAAAACCAAAATGGGGGCTACTAAAACTAAGATGCGGCTTAGTAAAGGTACGCATATGCAGTTGCCACCTACAGATGTCATTGTTGTGAGTTGTTCTATAGAGGGTGAGGATGGATCAGGGGGTACTGAAGGAGAGTGATCTAAATCCTGATGGGGTTAGGATCGTAGTTAAGTGGGATGATATGGAAGTTGGCGCGTCTGTATTTGTTCCGTGCATCAATACTGAGGAAGCAATGCGCCAAGCAGCTAAAATAGTAGTAAGCAAAGGGTACAAAACTGAAGCAAGAGTGACGATTGAGAACGAAATATTAGGTATTCGCATTTGGAGAACAGTATGATAGTATTATTGGGACAGCCACCTCCCTGACTGTCGTTCTCCTAGCGGGGAAGCAATTTCCCCATACTAGCCCCCGCCTATATCCTCGACTAGGCGGGGGTTTTTTTATTGTAAAAGACGAAGAAGGTTGTTTTCAGATTGACCCCAATAGTTGTCTCTGTGGTCTTGTAAAACACTGCGCATTTTTGGACTTATGGTAATCCCGTTGTACATAGTTGCGGAAGTTCTTGAGTGAGTTTGCATTGATTTGTATACAGACTCAGAAGATATGCCATAGTTACTATGCTTGTCATTAAAGGCTATTACTTCGTCAAGTCCTTCTTCGATACCGTCTAAGTCGTTCATACGAAGAGCTATATATAATTTCCGTAGAGTTTTAGTACGTTTTTCGTTTACAGCACGATCTATCTTTTTGGTGCTCATATTTTTTTCTTGTGTAAGCGTGTATCCTGTTGGCGCAAAACCAAAGAGTTGGCCTATAAGTTCACCACTTGATATGTCATCATATATTATGTCACCACGTCTGGATTTAATTGCGCCTTCTTCTCCGTAACGCATTGTCTTAGCAATATTTCGAAAAGCAGACGGAAGCATAATCTCTATGCCTCGTTGTAGTTCTCCGTTTGCAGCATCGCTCATGCCCCGTCCAAATTGTGATAATACACTCCAAGCAGGCCCACCAACCATTTGTGCAGCAATGTCTGCGGAAGATTGATCTTGGCTGTACGGGTTCATTCTAAATAGAAGATTACCAAGACCAAAACGATTAGCTACATCCATGCCCGTTAGTTGGTTAACAGCGCCTTTATAGAAGCCCTCTCCTAAAAATTGTCGTGTGATTGTTTCGGCATCTTCTTCATCATCGTCTAGGAACAAGTTAGCGATAGCAAAAGCTGCTCCTATCATGGGTAGACCTTGTACACCAGCAAGAATCATAGATGAGCACATAACACCAACTAATGATTTCATAGCCTGTTTTCTCACTACCGGATCAGCATCAGAAAATGCGGCCTTACCTGTTTTCATAATTGTATAGTACATCTGTACGCCAAATGTTTTATACATCATGGCAACACGCCCGATACCTGATTGGGCAAGGCGGGGGGCTGTAGCCAAGAACGCGCCGCCGTTCATTTCTTGTGATTTATATATGGCAGTTTGTGCTGCGGCATCTTTCATAGCGGCTTCATTCATGCCGCCTTTTTCTCTTAGTCGGTTAAGTTCCAGTTGGTAAGTTGATACCATCGCCACTTGACGGTTCATACGTTCTACTTGGTGGAACATGAACGCAGATGCAGCGTTGGTGTAATCCCACAAACCTTTTTCTCTGCCCGATAGCTCAACACCAAGCGTATCATAAAACATAGAGCGAGCTAATTGACCTTGAGAAGCGGCCATCTCAACAAGAGGCATAAGGTCTTCAAGTTCTTTACGTCGCGCTGCGTCTAAATTTAGATCATCTCTTATTTTGAGAGAATAGGTGGTGGTTTCATTCCCTTGAGCGTCTTTAGTTACTGTTTGAACTTCTTGATAATAATTATCTATGGACGGCATACCTTTAGCGTCAGCTTCTTTACCAAGCATGGTAGTTACTTTACGGTTTTTACCGCTGCCATACCATAATTTAGTAGCGTTCCCTATAGCTTTAGCCGCATTTGCCTGTCCGTAAGTACCACCCAGCAAAGGCTGCATCATAAGCGGGATTTGCGACATATTAACAACAGCAGAA